TATCGATTGTTACTTTACTTTTTCGTGCAGTCATATCGCTCCCTCCTTAGGGGTTTACTTCGGTTATAGAAACTTCCTAAACATCATACCTACAGCATCCACGTTAGCTTCATTCACTACCCACGCTTCGCCTCGTGCATTCCTAATAGCGTTTAGCTCTCTGTCTTGTAGGGCAGTAGTAGTACCTTTACCTGCCTTGCATTCAATAGCCCAGAACTTCCCGTTGAAACATCCGACTATGTCAGGCACACCGCTACGTCCGTAACCCCCTGTCGCCGGTAAGAAATAATATACTGAATCTCCGAGTAACTTCAACTGTTTTATTACAGCGTTCTTTACCTTTTTCTCTGGTGTAAGTGCCATTGGTGCCGTCCTTTAGTCTGTAAGCAAATCGGCTAGGGTTGCATCGACCATTTTGTTTAGCACTATAGCCAGAGGATCGTTGTTCTGGATCTCATCGAGCGTAGCTGTCAGCCCTAACTCATCCTTAGTTTGTTCGCGCTCGACCCAATCGGTAGTGCGCGTGTCGGCTAGCTTTGCCATACGATTAATACGTAGCTGCATTATTTGCTCGTGCATATTCATTTGTCTGCCTCGTCCAGGTAAGCTTCTATTACTGCTTGCTCTAGCTCTCGCTCCATCTCTATCAGGGTTGCGTCTACTACTTGGCCTTGGTCGGCAATCTCCTGCCGCGTTTTTTCCAATAGTGATTCTAGTAATGCTGTCATACCTTTTTCTTCAATAATGTTACTCATTGGTCGTTCTCCTCTACCTGCTTTATTTCCACATCCATTTCGGGCCATTGCGCCGCTGATTTTTGCTTATAGCCTTCGGCCTCTTCTTTTGTATCGCACAGCGGGTAACATCCGTGCCCGTTGTAAATTAGTTGGTATTTAGTCATTGTCGTTCTCCTTTAAAGTGAAAGTACAACCCGAATTGACCAGAGCGCCCAATCCATTAGTATGAATAACCCTATGCTCATTGCGACTACACCCAGTGCTTGCAGTGGTAGCAGCCATCGAGGCTTGTTGTCTGCCCATGCGTCTATGTCGTGCTCATCGTAGGTCTTGAACTGCTTGCGTAATTCTTCGCGTTTTTGAGTCATGCTGTAGCTCTCTTTTGGTTGTTTATAACTAAGTCTAGCGAAGTTTGGTGGCGTATACTATCTTTTTTAACGCATCTTTCGCATACGATATAGCCTAACCTCTCGCGCGCTGCGTCAAACAGCGTGTCGCATACTTCACACGCGCATTCGCTTACTAGTTCTGATTTAACTTTGCCCATTGTCGTGCTCCATATAAGCTTTTATTATTTCTGCCGCTGCTTGCGGGACGATTGCGTTACCCGCACCTTTGAGTAGGCCCACTCTGCCCAGACCTTCGGGTAACCCATCAACCATAGGCTGAATTTCGGGTTGTAGTGGGGCTGCTCTGTGCTTTTTGTCGCGGCAGTAGATAGTTGATGCGCCCCAAAAGCTACTCGAGGCGCGGTGTCGTTCCGTTCCTTGCCGTCTTTTCGCCAGCGGCTCTTGTCTAGGTCGCCGCTGTCCTTGTAGTCGCGAGTCGCAGGTGTCGGCCACAATGAATAACCGTTCTCGACGGTGCGGGGCATCGACACTTGCAGCCTGTAATACGATAGCCCCAAGTCTGTACTGCGCTGCTGCCAGATCTGTCTCCGCTCTGTCGAGCCACCCGTGCTTGATAGATGTTGCAACCTGCTCACCAAAAATTGCCCTAGGTCTGCACTCCCTGATGAGGTCGTACCAGGCAAACCATAAGTCGCGCTTGTCATCGAACGCGGTGTGAGTTCCTGCGCTACTGAAAGGCTGACACGGGGGCGACCCTGTCCAAACGGGTCTGCTTGGTTCCCATCCTGCAAGCTCAAGTGCTCTGCTCCACCCTCCAATTCCTGCGAAGAAATGGCATTGGGTGTACTCACTAAGATCTTTTGCTTCGACATCGGTAATGCTCCTGCTATCGACTGTCCCATCAGGGATTAGTCCGTCTATGATTAGTTCGCGCAGCCACTGCGCTGCGAACGCGTCGTGCTCGTTGTAGTAATTCACAGCTTCTTCCACTCGCGTACAGCTACCTCGATTGGTAGCACGTTAAAACATATGGCGTCGTCCTCGATGCGCTTCAATCTTTTTAGGCTGTCGAACATTCCTTGTGGGTTAGTCTTAAACATCTGGTGATTAAAAACGTGGAACGACCCGCGCTCGCAGTCGCTATCAAAAACTACTAAACCCTTTCGCAGCTCTCGCTTGATATCTTTTGTTACAAGCCAGTCGTTCACTAACTCACCTATGATGGTATCGAAACTCTGAGGCATAGTGCCGTCGCCCCATTCTACGTCCACGGGGGGTAGTGTCTTGACGTAATCGTACACAGCATCCATTACGGTTCGGTCGTCCCAGTGCTCGTCGTTGCACCCGCCTTGCCCGCAGTTTGATACAGTAGCACGCCGCTTGCCGTCTATATAAATTGACGCCTCAAAGCAGTGTGTTTCATGCGATGCGAATTCAGAATGCTTAATATTTTTAAGTGTAATTTTCATTGTCGTGCTCCGTTTAGTTAAAATAAATTATTGTTTTACTGCTAACGGCATACTACGCCGCCGATTTCGATATCGTCAAAACGCACGGCATCGAGGTCGAAATACTCTATGCTAGCGCCAGTAGTAATGCAGTGCTCGCGCCAGTATTCCTGCATTGTTACCTCGGCATCTGCTCGGCTTTCCGCCAAGGTCTGGATAAGAAAATTGGGTGTCTCCAATGTAGCTAATATCATTTTTCTTCTCCGCCAGGCACAAAGATCCCACGCTTACATACGTTGCAAGTCGTACCTAACGCGCCATAACTTTTACATTCGCCGCAGCGGCCTTCGTCGTCCGCATTCTCTGCTCCGTTACCGTCCGACGTACACTCATCCCAAATTAAACCGTCGCCGATATCGTAGAGCGTGAGGTCTCCATATTGATGCGCTACAATGCTAGTCAATAGCTCAGCGCACAGTTCCAAGTCTACCGGACTGCTGCGACCCTCCAATGACACTGCCAAGAAATCGCACAGACTTTTATCTGTCAATAATGGCATAGCCCACCCATTCCAATACGCGCGCTCAATGGGATACCAGCATTCGTATACTGCGCCGTCGTCGATCTGACAATAACCTTTTTCTATTTCGTTTATGTCCATAAAAATTTAGCCCCTTGCTGAGTGATTAATAAATTAAGTTTTTTCTACGCTTTAAATCAGCCCCATATCGGCGGCTGATTTAAGATCCTCGGCAAGCTTGCTATGGCTTGCCAATAAATCGGCAAAAATAGTCGCGCTCTGTATCTGCGCGTCCTCGATTAGAGTCGCTTGTGACAGCAAAAATAGCTGCAAGCTACTCGCGTTTACTCCAATAAATCTAAGCTCTTTAGACTTATCAGTTATAAGAGCTGCGCGGATGCGCTGCAATTCCTGCTCTATTTCCGGTGTTGGAAATTCCATACCTTCCCCCTAAGTTAAGTTTTCTCGGCGCTTCAATTCTTGCGAAGCATAGAGCGCCATGTCTAGGTAATCATTTTGGCGCGGGCTGCCGCTAATCACTAATCGCGCAGCCGCTGTCGCGTCCTCGCGCACATATTGCAATTCGGCCACCGTATAGCCTCGATACTTTGCTTGGATTTCTGAGTGCCAATTTGAATCCCTCGGTACTAGCAATATTTTTTTCATAGTTAGTCCATCCACCCGTCGTAATATTTAGCCTTTATGTCGTGAGAATTAAGGAAATCTAGCGCCGGTTGGACGGACCGCGCAGCAGATAAATTACCCTGTACCGGCGGCGCTACGATCACTGTTAGGTATTCCCATGCACGTTTGCGCTTGCCGAGATAAACCACTTGGATACCCTTCCCCCCGCAGCATGAGCCGTCGTCTGTCGCGCCTTGCGCGTGCCACGTGCGATCCCATATAGACTTGGCCATAGCAAACACCGGCTGCAATTCTGCGATATCGGCGGGCTGGTATGCTAGCGCCATTTCTCGCACGCTAGCGCAATCATTTTCCCACTTAATTATTTCTTTCATAGTATGGCGCTCCCATTCATTAAAACTTGCACATTATCTGCATCAATACCGCGCTCTTTCGCTATCTGCATTTTAATAGCGGCTAATTCCGGCGTGCTTGGCATATAGGGCTTAATTCCTACATGCTTACAAAGCTTAGCCCACGATATATAATTTTTTTCGTTGTTTTCTAAAATTTGGAAATCAATCATTTTTTAGCCCCTTGCTATTCGTTTATAGGTGCGAAATATATTCGCCGTTTTCATCGTATACATTAACTTGCGCGCGACCTGTGCGCGCGTCGACGTCGACTAGATAGCGCCAATCCTCATAGGTCGCCGCGTTTAGTTTACTAGCCAGATCTATCGCATTATCTACCGACATAAAAGTGGGCGGATATCCAACCAGGCGGTTTTCATTCGCGCCCGCGTTTAGTGTTATTCCATTTATAAATTTTAATGCCATGATTAACCCCTCGCTATGATGTTATTCAATTGGTTATAGGTCGCCGGTGTGAAAAAGAAATTCGGCTTATCCATTGTCGCCGCGCGTTTAGCTTTACTGCCGCCTTTACATTTGAGCGCGCCCAATACTGGCTTATCCAGAAAACGTAAATCAGTAGTATCGAAGTCGGCTATATTACTCGGAATCTTAAACTCGCCCTTACGCTCGCCGGTATTGAACGCGATCGCTACACGTAAACCCTTTAATACCGCGCGCGCTGTTATAGCTAGTGATTTAGCGCTATAGGCACTGCCGGAATATGTTAGGTCATAATTGGCAAGCTTGTTATTTTTTACCCTATAGAACACTTTCGAATAATCGTAAAACCTTATATGGGGCATACTCGCGATAAAATCGGCAAAATCAATATCACTAGTACCATTTAAGCGGATAGCTAATTTAGCCCCAAAAAATATGTGCTTGCGCTCAATTTCTTTTGTTAGCATTTCAAAGAATCGCGCCTTATCTAACAAGTAAATAATTGTGCGCCGCGTCGCCGCGTTTTGGCCGGTTGTCATGCCTAATTGTCCGCTAGATATCAAACACGGCTCTTTACATCCGTTTAGTTTAGCGCCGGCGCACAATGTCACTGTCGCGATTTTATCGGCAGGCTGTAGATACATAATAGAAGTGTAATACCCTTCTTTTTCGCCCTTTTCTACCTTGAGACTAGATCCTAATAAGCGATTTTTGCTGTTTAGATAGTCTAGATTATCGCGCGCCCATTTTTTGGCTTTTGCGTTTATAGCTTTTGATTGTCGAATTTTGTTTAGTGTGATCATCTTAGAGTGCTCCCTTTACTTCGTCGTCAAAAGACGCCATATAAACCGCGCGACAATCCGCGCAAGTAATGTGCTTGTTTATCCATTCAATAGGATCTGGCACGCCGCGTTGATAGGCGCATAATAGATGTGCTCCTTCATCATTACCGCGCGGCGTGCCGCAATAGGTAGCGCCCGCGTAATTTCCGGTGTGCGTTAAATGCATGGTGGCTTTTTTAGTTTTCATCTTATAGTGCTCCCTTTACTGGCGTGATAGTGATTTTACCCAATTGAAAATTCCAGTTAATGCCGTGTTCAAAATCATAGGCGCGCATCTTCTTGCCGCCTATATCTAGAATCGCGCCGCGTGCACAATCACTCACTCCGCGCTTGCCATCGCTAGCTAGCGTTAAAACTACATTATCCTTTAGATACTCGACGTTATAGCGCGCGCGTGGCGTGAAACCTGCCGCTAGCATTGGATGGTTTGGTGCGCTTTTGATCCAAGCACGTGGCGCGCCTCTATGCATTGTGGCTTTACTTATAATTGATTTATTCATACTGTCGCGCCTTTTTTACCGTAAACAAGATCCATTCCCACGTGTAGCTGTGCGTTGGCTTCTTCGTAATCGAAAGGTAATTGATAGGCGCGCAATACCATTCTTAGATTGTGCAAATCATTATGTTCTAGTGAGTATTGATAGGCTAAATCATCGATCAACATGTTATGTATTTTGATGTAATCCATTTTCTTACCTTTTAAGTTAATGAGAATCATTCTCATTTATTAATAAAAATTTTATTTTGCTGCCGTGTAGAGGTTATAGGCGCATTTTATTAAAACTTAAAGCTTTTTTTTATCTTTTTTTAACTAATTGATATGTTTAGTGTTTTTTGGTGGTGTTTAATCAGAATATGGGCGCGATAGTTACAAAATGCCGGAATAGATACTTATTTAGTGGCTTTTATAAGCTTAAATAAATCAATAGCTTGATAAGCGCTTAGTTACTTAGCCACTTTTCAGATATTACTAAGCGCTTGAAATATAAGCTTAGTTACTTAGTTACTTTTATTTAGGAATGCTAAGCCAGATATTAATAGCGCGAAGCGGGTAGCAAGCGAACGAAGCGCTACAGCGCCAGATCTGGCGTATCTAGAATGTATACAGTTATAGCTGTCTCTTATTTAGTTAGAATTAAGTAACTTTATATATATAAGCAAACTAAACAGTACTAAACGGCAGTGCTCTAACTAACTACCGATAGCCGCGCGCCACTAAACGACACTAAACAATATCGACACTTTTACATAATACATTTAGTAACTAAGTAACTATGCCACCCCCTTATTCAATTAAATCAATCACTTAAGCTTAGCGCGCTTAGCGTCATTTAGTAACATTGCATATAATAAAGTATCAATAGAGCCTAATAATGCGGGCTGTAGCGCTGTAAGCCACGGGATTCGCAGCCTGGGGGCGTTTTTTTGGGTATCGGGTATGCCTTGGCCCACCCCTAGGGCACCCCTCGCGCCGTGAGAATTTGTTCCAGCACGTGTATGGAATACTATTACGCTCAAATGTTTTCCATTATTTCTCAAAGCGGCCCCGCCCCCTATTTATTAGAACCAAGTTAGCTAGACCCCACCCTATGTTCCACGTGGAACTACCCCCCTACTTAAATAAACTAGAAGCTAAAAAAATTATTTTCAATATTTCAATTGTTTTCAACTCTTATTGCACCTACTACCCTGATCCCTTACACTTCGCCCAACGGCTACCAAGCTTGCGAGATTATCAGTGTCATTAGAACTTATCCCCGACTTCGGGATCGATATACCGCCTGGCATTTCTTACTTAGACCTACGGGAAAGGGCTGAGGCAGCGTGCAACACCATAAATTTCCTTGAAGAACACGGTCTCGAAGTAGATCCTGACGGTGTTGATGACACAATAGCGGGCATACTGGCTACGTCTTACGCAGAAGAACCCGAGAAAACCTCCAAGAAAGTCAGTAACACCAATCTAGCTACCCTTACCCCAGCTTCTATAGTGCAGACCCAAGCGGTACTTAAAGAATTCAGTCACTTGGTTGCTACACAAGCCGCCGAGATCCGTAACCTGGTTACCAATAAGCTTATCCTCGAGACAGATAACTCAGATCCGCGCGTACGAATGCGGGCTTTGGAGCTGCTGGGTAAGATCTCAGATGTAGGTTTGTTTGCCGAGCGTAAAGAAGTAACGATAACGCATCAAAACACCAGTGAAATACAACAAAAATTGCGAACTAAGTTAGAAAAGTTAAAGAATCTTAGGCAGAATGACTCAGGTGTGTACGAGGCCGAAGTTGTAGAAGTCGAAGCCGTAAAGGACGACGCCTAAATGGACAATGAGATCCAAGGGTTTACACCTGACGAAGTCCAAACTATGTTGGACAATCTCGACGACTACACTACCGACGAACAGTTTGAGATAAATACTCTCCTCGAGGCGCTGGAAGATAGGCAAGAGGTAGAAGACGCACACGCAGACTTAATCGCATTTTGCTGCATGATGCAGGCAGACTACAAAGTAGGCAAACACCACAGAATATTGGGCAGTCTCCTGATGGAGATTGAGAAAGGTAAAACGGCAGAAGGCGAAGATGGTCTAGCTGTAGAGGTAGACGGTAAGGACAGGGTTTGCGTCAACATACCCCCACGTCACGGCAAGTCCCAGCTAGTCTCTATTTATTTCCCAGCTTGGTATTTAGGGCGCAATCCCGACAAGAAGGTAATGATGGTGTCGCATACCACAGACCTCGCCGTAGACTTTGGGCGTAAGGTCAGGAACTTGATTGGCACACCTGAGTACCAGAAGATATTCCCGAATGTGCAGCTTGCAGTGGATAGTAAGTCAGCGGGTCGGTGGAACACCAACAGAGGCGGGGAGTACTACGCGTGTGGAATTGGTTCGGCGCTAGCAGGACGTGGTGCCCACCTGTTACTTATTGATGATCCGCATTCAGAGCAAGACGTGATTAACGGTAACTTCGATGTCTTTGATAAGGCATATGAGTGGTTTACCTACGGAGCGCGTACTCGTCTGATGCCTCACGGTAGAGTAGCTATTATACAAACGCGGTGGCATTTAGATGACTTGACTGGCCGTGTAACCCGAGACATGGCGCAGAATGAATTAGCGGATAAGTATGAGGTAGTAGAGTTTCCGGCGATATTGGAGCTGGAACAGCCTGACGGTGAGATCAAAGAGAAACCGCTGTGGCCTGAGTTTTTTAATCTCGATGCCCTACATCGCACAAAAGCATCGATGCCGTTGTTTCAGTGGAACTCGCAGTATCAACAGAATCCGACGGCGGAAGAAGCAGCTCTGGTTAAGCGTGAGTGGTGGAAGACTTGGGAACCCGAAGACCCGCCCAAGTGTGAGTACATAATCATGGCGCTTGACGCCGCCGCCGAGAAACACAACAGGGCTGACTTTACCGCGCTCACTACGTGGGGAGTATTCTTCCACGAGGAAGAAGATTGTTATTGCATCATCCTGCTTAACGCGATCAAAGAAAGATTAGAGTTTCACGAGCTTAAAGAGATGGCAACGCGTGAATATACTGAGTGGGAACCGGACGCATTTATAGTGGAGAAGAAGAGTAGTGGCACACCGCTCTACCAAGAAATGCGACGGATGGGCCTGATCGTACAAGAGTATACGCCACATAGGGGGACGGGGGATAAAACTGCTAGACTTAACTCCGTTTCTGATATAGTACGCTCTGGACTTGTCTACGTCCCGCAAACCCGTTGGGCGGAAGAGGTGGTCGAGGAAGTGGCTGGATTTCCGTTTATGTCTAACGATGACTTAGTGGACACAGCCATAATGGCACTCATGCGTTTTAGGCAAGGTGGATTTATATCCCTTCCTTCGGATGAGCCTGAAGAACAGACCTACTTCAAGCAACGGCTTGGCGGATATTATTAAGGACAAATAGAATGGCTATTGAAAAAGGTTTATACGACTTGCCCGAAGGTATCGAGGACATGGAAGAAGGCGAAGCCATGATAGCGATAGATGTCATGTCTGACGAGGGTGTTGAAGTAGTGCTGGAAGACGGCAGTGTTGAGATTACTTTTGGTGAAGAGGTAGAGGACTTAGACGACGCGGCGTTTGATGCCAACCTTGCCGAGTACCTCGATGATCAAGCACTTACTAAGCTGGCTAACGATTTGGTTGGTTCAGTTGACTCCGATGTTAACTCACGTAAAGACTGGGCAGATACGTATGTCAAAGGACTAGATACCATCGGTCTTAAATATGACCAGCGTTCTAGCCCCTGGGAAGATGCCTGCGGTGTGTACAGTACAGTTTTAGCCGAAGCGGCCATTCGCTTCCAAGCTGAAGCCATGAGCGAGACGTTTCCTGCTGGTGGCCCTGTGCAAACTAAGATTCTTGGTGAGATTGATCGCGCTAAAGAAGATGCAGCTTCGCGTGTTAGGACTGACATGAATTACGAGCTGACTGAGGTTATGACGGAGTACCGTCCTGAGCATGAAAGGATGCTATATAGCCTAGGATTAGCCGGTTCTGCTTTTAAGAAAGTGTACTACGATCCGAATTTAGGCCGTCAAGTTGCTATATACATCCCTGCTGAGGACGTAATTGTCCCTTATGGCGCGTCTAACATAGAGCAAGCCGAGCGGGTTACGCACGTTATGCGTAAAACTAAGAACGATTTGATCAAGTTACAGGCTGTTGGGTTTTACCTTGACGTAGATTTAGGTGATCCCGAGCCATATCACAGCGACATTGAGGAGAAAAAGGCCGAAGAAGGTGGGTTTTCTCTTAATGATGATGACCGCTATTGCTTATATGAGATACACGCTGACCTAGTTATTGACGGGTTGGGCGAAGAGGCTGAGGATGGGCTAGAAATAGCGCTACCTTACGTAGTTACTGTAGAGAAAGGCACTAATACGATCTTAAGTATTCGTCGTAATTGGGATCCCGACGACGGATTGACGCTAAAACGTCAACATTTTGTTCATTATGTCTATGTTCCAGGCTTTGGGTTTTATGGTCTTGGTTTAATTCACATTATTGGTGGTTATGCTAAGGCGGGAACGTCCATAATCCGTCAATTAGTTGACGCAGGCACGCTGTCTAACCTACCCGGTGGCCTAAAGTCACGTGGACTACGGGTTAAAGGCGACGATACGCCCATCGGGCCAGGTGAATTCCGTGATGTGGACGTGCCTAGCGGGTCAATACGGGACAATATCCTACCATTACCTTATAACGAGCCTAGTCAGACACTACTCGCACTACTTAATAAGATTACTGAAGAAGGTCGCCGGTTAGGCGCGATATCCGACATGAATATCTCTGACATGAGCGCAAATGCGCCTGTTGGAACCACTCTTGCGCTATTAGAGCGTACTCTTAAGCCAATGGCTGCGGTCCAATCCCGTGTCCATTACGCAATGAAACAGGAATTTAAACTCCTACGTAAGATCATTGCCGAGTACGCACCGATAGAATACATGTATGTGCCTGACCGTGGCGAGCCTCGAGCTAGACAAGCCGATTACGCTATGGTGGAAGTGATTCCTGTAAGCGATCCTAATAGCAGCACGATGGCACAACGGGTTGTGCAATATCAAACCGTGTTGCAGATGTCGCAGGCTACCCCACAGATATATGACCTACCTCAACTGCACCGTCAGATGATCGAGGTCTTAGGTATTAAGAACGCTGACAAACTTGTGCCGACTACGGACGACATGAAGCCAACTGATCCTATGAGCGAGAATATGAATGCCTTAGTAGGTAAACCTATAAAAGCTTTTATCTACCAAGATCATGCGGCGCATATGGCAACGCATCAAGCATTTATGCAAGACCCAATGATCGCTCAAGCTATAGGGCAGAACCCCCAAGCCAATCAAATTATGGGCGCACTGCAAGCGCATATAGCTGAGCACCTAGGGTTTGAATACCGTAAACAGCTAGAGGAGAAAATGGGTGTATCTCTACCTGGGCCTAACGAAGAGCTGCCAGAAGAAATGGAAGTGCTACTCGCTCAGACTATGGCGCAAGCAGGGCAGCAACTTTCTCAAGCGCATCAACAACAAGCGGCCCAGCAAGAAGCTCAACAGCAAGCGCAAGATCCGCTCGTTCAGATGCAGCAAGCTGAGCTACAGCTTAAGCAAGGCGAACTTCAACGCAAGGCCGCTAAAGACGCGATGGATGGGGCGATTGACCAAGAACGACTTAACCTCGATAGACAGAAAGCCACCACCACGGCAACTATTGAATCGAGCCGCATAGCCTCGCAGAACGATCAAGCGCAGGCGAAGAATGACTTGGCAGAAACCAAAGCAATGATGGATATGGCTCAAACACGAGTAGATATGGAGCGTACTAGAGCTGAAGCACAACGCGACAGAGATGAAGCTGCCCGCGATAATAGGGAGGATAGATAATATGAAAGGTGTTAACCATTACAAAAGAGACGGAACTTTGTTTAAAGGCAATTCACACAAGATGTCTGATGGCACTTTGCACAGTGGGAAAGCTCATACTAAAGGTAGTGTGAGGTTATTTCATTTAAAAGACTTGTCTGCTACGGCACAAAAGAAAGCTAAGTAAGAGGTAGTAAGTAATGGCTAAAACCGTCTTTGACGTGCTGAACGACAAACTTACAGAGCAGAAACGCTCTAGCGAAGAATTCTTAAACTCTGGTGGGTGTAAAGACTTTGCCGGGTATAAGGAAGTGTGTGGCGTTATTCGAGGTCTGGACCACGCATTAAGAGAAGTAAATGACCTCTCGCGTAACTACATGGAAGACGACGATGAATGAAACAGTAACGGTTAGTGGGGTGAGAGCAAAAGCTCAAGTTACCGAACAGTTAGATATGTTCGAGCCTGAGAAGGAAACAGCCTTAGAGAAAAGGCGTAATGAGCGGATAGCAGAAGAAGCAGTACAGGACGAGGTATCGGAAGCTCAGATTCCAAAACCTGTGGGCTATCGCGTGTTAGTTGCACTACCAAACGTAGAGGAAACTTTTGAAGGTAGTGGACTTCTTAAAGCACAATCTACGCGGCGAGAAGAGCAAGTGCTCTCTAATATAGGGACGGTGCTCGATATGGGCGACCAAGCGTACGCAGATAAAGAGCGTTTCCCGACTGGTCCTTGGTGTGAAGTGGGCGACTACGTGATGTTTAGGGCAAACACCGGCACTAGAATTAAGTTGGGTAGACAGGAATATCGTTTAATGAACGACGACTCTATTGAAGCAGTCGTTGCTGATCCGCGTGCTATCACGCGTGCTTAAGGAGTAGGGTATGGCTATGCAACAAGTAGAATATGAGTTCCCCGATTCTGATTCTAAGACTACTGAGGTAACGGTAAATTTAGATGAAAAAGAGGATAACAGCCTTGAAATAGAAGGGGCGGTTGGTCGAGAAGACATGAAGGTTCCAACTAAGGAATCTAAGACTAATGAGGTAGAAATAGAGATAGAAGACGATACGCCCGTAGCAGATCAAGGACGCAAGCCTTCTAAACCCCCAGAAGAAGTAACTGATGAAGAGTTAGAGAACTACTCTGATAAGGTTAAGGGGCGTATTAAACACCTTAGTAAAGGTTATCATGATGAACGCAGGGCGAAGGAAACTGCTTTACGTGAGCGCGAAGAGCTAGAAAATTACGCCAGAAACCTTATGTCGGAGAACAATAAACTTAAGGGGACTGTCGATAAGAATCAAGAGACCTTGCTTAGTCAGGCTAAGCACACTGTAGCTGCGGAAATGGTGAACGCTAAACGCCAGTATAAAGAAGCGTACGAGGCAGGAGACCCAGACGCGTTAGTAAACGCGCAAGAAGCACTCACGACTGCTAAAATACGTGCCGATAAAGTAGACAACTTTAAGGCGGCTCCTTTACAGAAAGCAAAAACTGATGTACAAGTACCACAAACTCCCCAAAAACCACAAGTAGATCAACGTGCTGCTGGTTGGGCCGAAGATAATTCTTGGTTTGGGGCGGACGAAGAGATGACCGCGTTCGCTTTGGGGTTGCACAACAAACTGACGAAGGGCGGAGCAGATCCGCAATCAGACGAATACTACGAGAAAATTAATTCTCGTATGCGACAAGTATTCCCCGAGCAATTTGATGACGGGATAGAAGATCAACCAGAACATACCAAGAAAAAATCTAGTAACGTGGTTGCACCCGCTACGCGGAGCACGTCACCGAAGAAGGTGACACTTAAACAATCACAAGTTGCTATTGCGAAAAGACTTGGTATTTCACTGGAAGACTACGCCAAACAGGCTGCTGAATTAATGAGGAATAAATAATGGCTGATAACAAACTGAACAGAGAACTAAACACTCGTGAGAAAGACGTACGTAAGAAAGCGTGGGTGCGGCCAGAAACTTTGCCTAACCCTACGCCAGAAGACGGATATGTTTATCACTGGGTACGTATTAGTACTATGGGCCAGGCCGATACCGGCAATGTTTCGGCTAAGTTACGTGAAGGATGGGAGCCAGTACGCGCAGATGCTCACCCTGAGATACTTTCTGATGAAGTGACTGATGGTCGTTTCAAGGATAATATCATTCAAGGCGGACTAATGTTGTGCAAAGCCCCCACTGAAATGGTGGACGAGCGTAATGCCTATTATAACAATCAGGCAGCTTCGCAAATCCACTCTGTTGACAACAGCCTTATGCGCGAAAATGATCCTCGTATGCCCCTATTTAACGATAGGAAGACGAAGGTGACGTTCGGCAAGGGCAATTAACTTTTAGGAGTTTTAAATGGCTTATCCAACAGTCAACGCTCCCTACGGCTTTGAGCCAATTAACCGTATAGACGGTATGCCTTATGCAGGTGCCACTCGCCTTATTCCTATTGCGAGCACTTACAACACGGCTATTTTCTA